TTCGTAAAAGAGTTGAAGGTAGACCTAAAAAACAAAATGATTAACAAAAATGACCTATTACTCGTCTGTTACATCTGAAAACGCACCGCCAATAGCAAAACTACATCAATTTTGGGTATGTGAACCTAAAAGACAAGGTAGAAATATGAACTATTGGGGGTATTCAAAGGAAGAGGCCCATAAGAAAGCTAAACTTAATAACCCTAACGCTTCAATACTCTGGAAAAAAGAGCTATGACCACTACGACAGCAACCCCTAAATATAAGCTGAATGATCAAGTCAATAAAAAGATAAATACAGGGGTATTTCTTAAAACAGGATCTACTGCTGGAAAGATCATTAAAGTTATAGAGAAGCACAATGTAAGAGGCCGTATTTGTTATTACTACGGTGTCAAATGGCCTGATGGCAGGCGATCTGAGCACGCACAACACATATTAGTTCCCGCACCATAATGATTAACAAAATTCAAGCTGCGTGTCCTAAGTGCGCTCAAGTTAGGACTAGAGTTGTATGCACTAAACGTGCCAGTGATGGAGTAACTATTAGACGTAGGAGATGCACTAAGTGCGACCATCGTTGGTACTCCATTCAGTATCCAGAAGTCCCTGTTAAAGAAGGCGAAGTTAAGTGGATAAAGACAGGCTCAAACGCACAGTTTGTACCTTCATAAATCAAGTACTTTTCTTAACCAATTCTTGAATGTACGTTGTCTAACAGGGTTCTCTAAGCAAGCAATCCTAGCTTTACATCTTGCTATTTCTTTTAAACAATTAGCAATAAATTGTGACTGATGAAAATGTTGTCTTTCTACTGCCTCACAATGCCTTAATAATTGTTCTTTTGTTGCTCCTTCTGTAAACCATAAAATTTTCTTCTCTAACTCTAGTTCTTGTTCTACTGTTGGAGGTTCCATTAGTTGATCTAACAGAACAAATTGTTCATCTAAGTTCTCCATCTAATTCTTTACCTTTAGCTGCTAACCCAGTGTATATACCATGCATAGGATTGTCAGGTAGGTGACGACCATCAAGTACGTACCAACGCTCCAGGTTTAACACTCTCTGTCTGTCTTCTTCTAGCCATTTTGGATCGTAACTTGTCATTGTAGATTCGTATTAGATTTTGGGTATAACCTTGATTGAAGGAAGTTTACAGCTTCATCATCAAGTGTATTTGTAGTTTGTTTTGCTGCTGATTTCAATAGATCAAGTAACAGTTTTTTACCTGCTTCGCTACGCAGAAAAGCGTAAAGAAGAGGCAAAAAAGGTTTAGCTAGTTTTCGCATAATTAGACTCACTCTTCACAATCTTATATATAACCGCTACATTTGGCTTGGTGGACCCCATACACCCAGACGAACCTCCCTAGAAGTGCATTTTAAAGGGAGGTTTTTCTGTTCCAACCGATAATTAATTTAGCAGGGTTATGGAGCAAAAAACGATTGTATGTTTTTGTTCACACTGCTTAGAAAAAAGAAGACAGATTGAGAGAGCTTACCTATTGAACAACAAAAAAGAACTGGCTAAAGTTAAATAGCAATTTATTAGGAGGCTGCAAGCTTAAGCATTAAACATCGAGATTAGGTATAGACATTACCCCCTATGGACGGTAGGGGGTTTTGTTTTTCCCAGTATTTTACTAATGTCTCTAACTCTTTAATCCTGGCTTTAGCCCTTGCTATCTGTTCCTCCATCCGTGGGGATCTCTTTTAGTTACTTCCAGCCTAGCAATATCCTTTTCTATAGCATTTAAACGATGGAAAATTTCACGTATATCCCCTTGCCTTTTATTTGTTTGGTTCGCTAAAACCATTAACGCTCCAGAGATAGCTGCCCCTATCAGTGCTGCTAGTAGTTCTTGAGGCATTTTGTACGTTTTAGGAGTAATCTTAGACTATTGTTTCTATTTTTCTATGTCCGAAACCAAGCCAGAAAAGAAGAATCCGTTACAAAAACTTAAAGACGGATTAGAAGATAAAGAAGAACAATTACAAGTTTTGTCTACATTTGTCAGGCTGGGAGTCGTGATTTGGAGTGGATTTATCTTAACTTTAAATTATGTAGAATTGCCAGGTTTAGGTAAACAAGAAAGGATCGACCCGACTTTCATAGCCTCGGTTTTCACAGGAGCATTGGCAAGCTTTGGATTGGAAACTGCTAAGAAAAGAGGAGATGGAACTTACAAGGCTGAGGAAGAAAAAAGGAAAGCAGAAGCAGAAACAGCAGGTTTCAGTAATGGAGTTCCTTACACAATCATCAAAGTCGAAACTCCAATAAAACTCGTACCAGATAAACCAAGAATTGATCCTGTCTCTGGCAAAGAAATTGATCCTCAAAGTGGGAGGTTGACATGATGACAGGAGATTTTTCAGGCGACCTTTCTATTGATGCAAGACAAGAAACTCGTATTGTCTGCACAGAAATGAAACTCAAAAGAGCAGAGGAAAAAATAGGAGATTTAGAAGATAGGGTTAGGCTTTTAGAGAAAAGAGTATTCCAGGCTGCCGCAGTTGTTAGCGCAGGTTTGGCATTATTAGGATTACTAGCCCAAATAAGCAAGGCTTACTTATGAAAAAATTTCTAATCTTGCTCTTATTAGCGAGTCCAGTGCAAGCAGATATGCGGCACTCAATAACCACCTCGGCAAAAGTCCAACTTGACGCTGCTTATAGCTCGGCCTCAAGAATCGGAACAACGTACAGCGTTACAGGTAACAACATAACTCCGAGTACTACGGTTGGAGGTACTACGACCTCTGGTGCTATCGGAGGATTGACTGCTGATAGTGTCACTTCAGGAGTCCCTGCGATTGTGGACACGGACTTTTCTGTGACCACTGCTGGTTCTGCTTATTCGATGACCGAAAGCCTAGTAATGGGTGATGCGATCCAGAGTGCAACTACGGTCACTGGAGGAGTGGTTCCAAGCTTGCCGTCTCTGGGAGTTACCGTAACGGGGTCGGGTGGTGTTTCAGGTGGAACGATAACTTCTTTAAGCTCAGGTGTTCATACTTGTGCTGGCACAATGGGAGCTGGGTCTAGTTGCACGGCACAGACCATAGTTGAGTCGGTAGTGGACTGATGCATGTACCAATTATTGTTGCTTTTTTGGCTGTTTTTATTCTGTTTATTTTCAATTTCCTAATGTGGAAACATTATATGGACATACATAGATGAAGCGTTGTTTGCCTCTATTGTTATTATTAAATAGTTGGCAAAAGCCAGTCATAGCAGTGCCTGTGGTGCCTAATTTTTCTAGCGGAAGCATGAGCGCAGTCACAAGAACTACTCAAAATATAACTGAGACTATAGTATCAACTGACTACAATTCAGGTCACCAATATTCAATCACAGGAACTAATTTGAATATTTCAGGAGATACTATGATCCCTCAACCTACTTCTGTAAATGAAACAATCAACGGAACAACTTACACATGGACTGGAGCAGATTTAACAACAGTTCCAAGCGTCACAATTCAAAACGCAGGAGCCCCATTTCAAATGCAAACCAGTTATCAAGGACCCGGACTTTCAAATATTACGAACATAACTCGAACCACTCAAATAGAAAGCGTAACAGAAACTACGTCTACATTCTCTCAATAATTCTTGCTTTAAATCCACTAAAAGTATTAGCAAATACTTCTCAGACCGCAGCTCCAGTTGCTAATTCAAGTGGTTCAGTTACAAATATGGCGATCCAAAGTCTGCAAGGTAATATGATTCAGAATCAATATGGGAGTGGGATTGTATGTCAGGGACCAATGCTTACGGCTTCACCGTTTTTAACTGACAGTTTCCAACAACAATTACCACACGAATATTGGTATCAATCTCCTGTATATGATGACGATGGAACTATTCTTTATTACCAAGATGTTCGTACAGGTCAGAAAGATTCTGCAAGTTTAAATTGGGGCTTTAGCATTACTTTTTCAATGCCATTAGATAACTCTTTACAGAGAAGATGCAAGAGAGCTGCTGACGCTCAGATAGCGATCCAAGAACAAGTCCTTGCTGATAAACAATTATCGTGGCACGTTGCTCGCCTTAAAGAATGCGGTCAACTAAAGCTTTCTGGAATTGAATTTGCTAAAGGTTCAGTCTTTTATTCCCTTTGTGAAGATGTTCTTGTTAAGCCCAAGATGGGACAAGTGCTTCCTCATAGGCATAACATCCCTCCTATTTCTTCTTCTTCAAAGGAGGTAAACCTCGTTTCTCCCGATAAGCAATAGTTCGTCTTTCAGATAAGTTTGGGCGTTCCACTTTCTTACCTAATATCTTTTTAACTTGCTTGACAACCCTTTGTATGACTGGCTTTACAAGCTTAAGTAGTACGGGCGTACTTAATGCAGCCGTTGTCGCCACAAGAGTAATTCCGCCCGTTTTCACCACCTGGGGAATCGTAGGTATGGCATCAATTATCTGTTGTTGAACATTTAATTTTTTATATCTAGTTACACAACGGTTTCCGACCAATTCATACTTAATAATCTGTTTAGTACCTTCTTCTACTTTTGTCCCA